GGTTTTTATCATCTTGTTCGTCAGTCTCTTCGCTATAACCATAGCCATCAAAGATAATTTTCACTTCAGAAACATCTGAAATATTCTCACCAATTTCAAGACAATCAGGATCACGCCACATGGTGCCCAATAGATGCATCAAACAACGTTCATAGTCTTCGTAATTATAGTCACTCATATTATATCCTTTGAATTAGTGCTAGTTGATTCTGTTGCCAAGTTCAACTAGCAAAACTCCGGTCAGCGTTTAGGCTGCCAGTGCAAATCTTTCATCGTTTGCATTTACTTTGTTTTACTTTTAACGACTATCTGTGTCGAGTTGTCCACTTCTATACTCTTTACCCTGTCGAAACCAAGTGCATCCCCATCAGAAGAAAACTTATAATTCCTTTTCTTCACAAACTCATTGTATTCTTTTTCGGTAGATATCTGATAATCTTTATCATCATCTAACCATTTACCTATTTCTAACAATGATTTCATAAATTTTCTTTTGGTGGAGATGGGCGGAATCGAACCGCCGTCCAGAATACGTTTCTAGTTGCTTCATACAACCATAGCATCTATTTATTATACTTTTATTTTGCAAATCTGTCAAGTTCAGGTGGGCGCCACCCTTCAGGTTTCATAACCTTACCGAGTTCATTTTTGATTACCTTCATTGTCTTACGATCAATCTTGTCTAGATTGCTTCGCGCAACTTCATGCCATGCTCCGTTCACATCGAAACCTCGCATATGGCAATAACCAAGAATCACCCAAATCATGTCCATACACGCATCAAGTTCTTCTATTTTGTCTGCTTTCTTGTAGCCATCCATGAATTCCCAAAACTCTTCAACAATCAACTTCTGATATAAATGTCGATTTGCTTCGGTGCGGTGTTGTTCACATGCGGCTATGAATGTGGCAACGTCAACATACATGTTACTCATCTTTTACCTCCTCATAGATTTCGCGATACTTAATAAACTCGCCAATGTATTCATCACGTTTTTTCACAAAGATTTGAGGTTCTTCGCTATCAACGGCAATTACAATGACGATTCTAGGAACAGATACGCCTGTTCGTTCTTCATACATGACTGCATAAGCGGCACATTGCATGAAGTAATTGAGAATCCATTTTGCTTCTTTTGGTTTACTTGCTGTCTTAAAATCGATGATGGATATCTTGCCATCAAATTCTGCAATACAGTCTACACGACCTGCAACTTTAAGATGATTGGAGTAAAGTGGAATTTCTAGCGCATGAATGTTGTTTACATACTGATCTAGAATTGGCTGAATAGACTTAAACATGACAAGAGCATCAGGCATAGTATTTCGTGCAAAGTCATCTTCATTGTTCAGATAATTTTCACAAAGTTTATGCACTCTGGTGCCCCGACCAGATGCTCTGGCAGACACTCGGTTTGCTTCTTCTTCACCGACACGTTTTCGCCACTCAAGAATTTTATCCTTGCCGTGTTGGGAAGTAATAGTGGTAACTGAGGGGTATAGTAACCCCTCAGGTGTTTTATAAAATCTCTTGCCGTTTACTGTTACAGTCTCAAGATCATAGTCAATGTCGCAACCTACATGTTTGAAATTCACTTTGCATATTCCTATTTGTTTATCATATTTTTATTTAGCAGTCTCCATAATGTCTTCGTATTGAAGTTTTGCTAGAATATAGTCTTTCACTAAAGAAGAACGCACAATGTCATCCACAGTAAACTCAATTCGCGTGAATGCATTCATGTGTTGTGCAATGTCAAAGAATTTGAGAATGCCACTCATGTCGTTTTTCTTTTTGTTTAAGTCTGTCTGGCGGTAATCACCGCACCAAATAATCTTGGAACGATAACCAACGCGAGTCATAACGGTATCGATTTCTTCATATGTTAGGTTTTGCATTTCATCAACGATAATGATTGCATCATCGAAACTCATACCACGAATGAATGATGTGGAGATGAATTCGATGAATCCTTGTTCTTCTAATCGTTGGTATGCATCTGGTCGACCAAATAACGTATGACAAATTTGTTGATAGGGTTGGCGATAGATTTCAGTCTTTTCATCTAGATCACCAGGTAAGTGTCCAACTTCTCTTGACGGTACAGCGGAACGAACAATAATAATTTTGTTGAATGGATTTGATTTGTCTAAAACTTCTTCAAGTGCTTTATATAAGGCGCAAAATGTTTTACCTGTTCCTGCAACTCCATGTAATGCTATAAAATAATCTCCTCTTTTGTATGCGTCAAAGAATGATTTTTGATTTGACGTAAGAGGCGCGAATGTTTTTAAATCGTCTATCCTGACCTTTAGGCTATTGTTTATGGATTTTAATTTTGTAGTTCTATCACTAGATTCATGATGATGTTCTGTATTTGCTGGTTCTTTTAACAGAGCCGCAGATTTTCTAGCCATGTAAGTTTCCTTTTGTTGGTTTACACAGCCCCATCTCAGAATGTATTAACATTTCCCCTTGGATGTGCTTCCTTTGCTTTTGCAAGAACTTCACGGAAGCCGTTATCGGGCTTCCTTATTCCTAGACGAATTGGATCACCAATTGATGGAGCGCCCGTAATCAAAGTCTCATATTGAGGGTTGTCTTTCAAGAATTCTTCCCTCGCACTAATGCTCATTATTTTATCGTATGTCTCGCCAGTTTCTTTATTATGAAATGTATAAGTCGGCATATTCTTTTATTCCTATTTCTTCATCGATATCATTCGCCAGTAGCCCTCTAGTGAACCAAATTGGCACCTCACGTTTCGACCACTTTGCGAAACTTACTTTCTTATCTATGTAGTATTTATGATAGGACGCTAGGGAATCGCCAGCAATTTTACATTCATCTGGCATTGCTGGCGTTGGTTCGGTGAATGTTCCAATGGGAATATTTTTTGGTGGAACATACAAAACATCAATATACTTCTCACATGCGTGGCGCTTACCATAACGATGAGTATATTCGGCTAACAGGTGTAGCCACATTTTCAGAAGCCAAGTATAATTCTCTTTGCTTGCGCGAACCCAAATGTTTGATGGATGATTGATATGGGATGCCCGCATTAGACCTGTATTGAATTTTTCATCGGGATGACGCCAGACTTTGAGGTGACGCCAACGTGCAGGTAGAGAACCTGCAACATATCGCTTTTCTATATCTTGAACACCATCAAGCAACCTATGTGCAGTAGACATAAGTTGTGCATATTCGATGATCATTTTTACAACGTGCTTGTCGCAATGCATTTCCGCGCAAGCCTTTGGGTTGTTGTCAAGATAAAATATATTCATTTAAAATCCAAGTTGAACCATTGCACCAGCAAAGTTTATTGCACTAACAAATATCATGAACCAGCCAAGAACATTTCGCTTGTCTTCAAATGCAGTAGTAGAAGACTTCCATGCCCACCAGGAAAAGAATATGTTGAGTGCCGCAAATATCATAGCATTGCCTCAGAAACATGCTTCTTACCAAACTCTTTATCCGTATAGTATTCTAGCAGTCTTCGTTCAATATATCCAATGGTAATTCCGAAATGCGGTGCACGAAAACGAAAATTAACTTTTGCCCATGACCGATTGTTTCTCAAATATTGATCATATGCGTTTCGATGATGTTTATTATATGCATCAAAAACAACTTCAGATTTTGCTGATAGTAGCATCTTCAATCTCTTTCAAAAACTTAAAATGTAATTCTTGTAATTTTTTAATGTCGTTCTTCAATCTACGATGAAAAGAATCTTCTCCATCATCACCAGAAACAAGCCAATCAATTCGCTGTGCATAGATTTGTGCCATACGCAATACTAGAAGGCCTTCAGCAAACTTGTCAATTGTTTCTTTTTCGAATGTGGAATGTTTATTATATCCCCATTCATCTTTTTCTTCACTTCCGTTATATCGGATAAGTTGTTCTACTTCATCGGCAATGTAGTCAATCTTGTATTGATCGTAGTTAAAATGTCCACCGCTCATTTTTTATTCCATTCAGAATGATGACCTTTGTTCATTATAACACCATGCCATATCATTGTCAAAGCCACTCGGATTTGCCGAGTGGCTTGTTGTAAGTAATAACGCCGATATGTTTTCATGACACTATTGCAACGGCATCCAATAATTGGCGTTTGGTATCTTCAATGTTTACATGATGAATACCAGTACCGCCAGCCTTGTTGAACGCTTCAATCACATCAAACGTATCGTCAATGAGAATTGTATTTGCGTTTGCATATGAAGACTTTAGCCTACGACCAGGAACAACGTTCGGTAGATAATGAATATCATTCTTTTTCAGCCAAACAAGTTTTTGTTCTCGCACACTAAGGTGAAACTTTTCACCACCAGAGGAGGTTAGCATTTCAATATGCAAGTTTGGAATTGAACGCACAAATTCTAGTAGTTCTTTTCCATTTGGATGCCAAGGCAGTTTTTCAAAATGGTGATTCCATATGAAACTTTTCCAGTCATCGCTAAATTCTTTTTTATCGCGAGACTGTAGTGGAGTCCGACCAAAGAGGCTGATCCAATGAGAATCAAAATCGCAAAGAACACCATCCATGTCAAGATATAAAGTTACCATGTAAGACTCACCGTGAACACAAAAAGAACGGTAATAGCAAGGAGAGCAAATGCAATGCTCTCCATAAAGGGGGCTAGAGAAAACATAATATTTTTCAATTTGTCAAACATCAGACATCCTATTAATCAAGTCATTCATTACAGGTTCAACATGAAAAGAAGGCTGGCGCGTCATCGCACAAACATAATTAATTGCATCCGCGCCAGTCAAATCCATGTCCCACGCTTCGAAAATAAACTTCTCTATTTCCCTAACTAGACTTTCATCTAGTATATCCATTTCAATTTCCTTATTAGGCAACTCCACGCACATATGCGCTTGCATACGAACGATCTTCAAAATCGGTGATATCGGTATCGATAGCATCAAGAACATCAACAGGACCAGCCTTCATTGAACGTTCGTCCGCATCAATATCAACCGCAGGCTTTACTGTCTTGGTCGCTTTAGCAACCTTGGGAGTAATAGCCTTAGTAGCCTTAGGGGTAGAAACTGTCTTTACTGACTTAGCCTTGGCGACCTTGGGAGCAGTAGCCTTTGCAACAGGCGCAGTACCAGAACCAACAAGTTCATACGATACAACGGCGCGACCATCACGAACGGCAACAACTTCGAAGCCAGTATTTTTCTTGATCTCCCACAGATAAGTGGAAAGTCGAGTCGGAATAATTCCGCTTAGACCTTTAATGGTCGAAACAGAAACGGGACCCTTTGCATTTTGCAGGGCTTCAAACACTTTAACATATTGCAGAGATTTACTCATAATAAAATTTCCTTTCAGAGATAATTAACCAACAAAACAATGATAACACAATACCAACACAATGTCAAGCGGTAAGCATGTAAGGCTTGTTCCACTTGCCAATGTTCACACTAACGTAGTAAGCGGTGTTGAAATAATCAACCATCGCATCACTTTCGTCATACCAATCAGCACCCTTTAACGCACGGAAGGCTTCTGTCAAAAACGTCTTAGCCTTGCCGGTAAAATGGTCCTGAAACCAATAAGGATTTACATCAACCGATTGATTTTTCCGAATGTATGCAACTTGATCTTCGGAAAAATGATTTGCGTAGGGCTTCTCAGCATCGGTCTTGATATAATTTTCAACAAAATCGATTGAACCAGACTTCACGGTCAACACGATTGTGGAATGATTATTGACGGACAGAGAACCTTTCACGCCATACTTAGCCATGATGGGTTTCAACAGAGCCGCAATCTTCGCTTTCTTTTCTTGATTCATATAAGCCATGACAAATATCCTTTCAATTAACCGAGAGTGGTAACGGAGTCACTAACAGCGGCGCCAAACAGCACCATCGCAGAGAACACACCAACTAGAATCATCAAAATCGTCAACATTTCACACCTCTTTTCTCACTCAACAAGGATAGTATACCGCAGGTGGTGGGTATTGTCAAGGGTTTTTTCAACTTTTTTTCAACTATTTTTGTTGTATTTTTGCAACAAAAACAGCAACTTAGGGGGCGGTTTAGGGCGGTTTTCCGTATGGGGGTCATATCAGAGTAGCACCCCACCCCAAAAGCCGCCCAAAAGCCTGAAAAACCGGTCTTCCACAGCCGATTTCAGTCCCCAAACCTACGAATCGAACCGAAATCGTCATAAGTTAGTAAGCACTCACTTACTTTTGTTTCGAATTCGGATTCCGCAAGTTCGCGAAGTTCGGCATTTACCTCTTCCATCCAGCCGCCGTTTTCATACCACTCGCGGTATTCAAGTTCGGCTTGGTATGCAAGGTAGCCAGGGTCTTCCTCGCAGGTGATATCATCAAAGTCATCAAACGAATTCATGATCTTTTCCAGTGTCGATTTCATGATTGAAAGTATATCAGAGAAACGATTCCATGTCAACATCAATTTTCTGAATGTTGCCGTCAGGCGACACTTCGAGAATCTTACCGAGAATCAGCCACTCGTCCATCGGCATTTTCTGTTCGGTAAATTCATCAAGAAACTTTTTGCATTCCGGCAATGTTTCAAATTGTTTAGAACCGATCATATTTCGATCAAAAGGTTTAGCAATATACATTTTAGTCCTCTACACAAAAATCTTTAAATTCTTCAAACGTTCCAGAGAACATTACATTGTCCGGATTCTTCACCACAACACGGTTTTCAAAAACGTGATATTCATATTCTTGCCAGCAGTCAGTATCGGTTACTGGATGAATGTAGAAGCCACCAACGCTTTTCTTAAAATGCGTGATCATTTGCGCGGCAAGACAACCCATGCCATTTGCAAGTTTAGGTTTCACTTCGCCGTAACCGTTTACGATTTCAAACCCACCTAAAAATTCAGCAAGTTCAAAACCATGGCCAGACGGATATCCATCGAATTGACGATACATGTTAATCACAGGCGTATCGCCTTCATACACAAAAGTTAAGCATCTAGTTCCCATTACACATTTTCCTTCATAGCATTAGCACCAGAATACATGATTGCAAGACCAACAATAGAAAGCAAAAAGCCTTCCAATAAATCAGCAGATTCAGTTTCAACACCGCCAACAGAACCGGCGACAATCAACAGACCAACAAAAAATCGAATCGAACCTTTCATGCAACCTCCCGTTCAGTTTCACGTTCCATAGCAGTCACTTCGCGGTCTAGTTTCAGCATGAAACTTTCCATAGCAGTCACTTCGCGGTCTTGTAATTCAGCACCAATCGCAAAGTAAATTTGTTCCAAAGTTGCACTAGGCAACGTAGATATTGCGGAGAAAAAATCCTTCGCAACATCAGAGGTGGGCACCAACATCAACATTATACAGTCTCCATATTGCGTTTAGTCAAACGCTTCAATTGACGAACAACATCTTCGGTCGAATCCAAGCGGTCAGCCGCTAGGGAAGTCAACATGGATTCGAGAACGCCGGCAAGACCAGCATAAGGCGAACCGTATTCGGCACGGAGGACATCCTCATAGTCACGAATCGCATCGCGGATCATTGCAGACCGCGCAGACCGAGCATTCATTTCCTGCACAAATTTGTTCATATCAAATCCTTTTCTCACTTAACAGACTACAGTATACCACACCCTCGGAGAATGTCAAGCACTATTTTCACGGTGTTGCATAAAAACAACATCGATGTTAGTAGACACTAACTTCATTCTTTATAGACAAGTGAGGATGTTCCGTCATATCGTGAAATATCCTCGTTCCATGAAGGAGGTTTCATGCATTCAAAATGCAACACATCACGCCCTTGAATATCTTCCTCAACATTCAGAACCTCAACCTCATCGGTGTAATGCCAGTCACTACACCACTCACAATAAACCTTATAACGGCTCTCTGCCATCATTCGCTTACTCTGAAAGCCTGTCATTATCGCTCCAAAATAAAATGATCACCAAGATACAAATCAAAAGTTTTTACTAGGTGTTCGTAGTCACCTTTTTTCATTTCTTCGCAAATCGATTCGCCCAATTCATGTGCGCCGGACCGTGCGAAAGTTTTCTTTACAACGGCAAGCAAATAGAATACATTACCTTGCGGACCAGTCAGGTCAATTACAATCTTATCCTGTTTTTGTTTCTTTCGAATTGTCATATCAACCCCAATCCTTTTGTGCGCCACCAGCATTGTAGCCAGCAGTATATTCTACAATTTGTTGTGCAGTCATGTTAGCCAATTCAACCCGGTCACTTGAATAGGTATCGCCAACATAATAATGTGGTTCATATGATCTACCATAATAGTAATCAGCACCACCGCGGTCAAAGGGACCGCCATGTCTATTGTCATACATTTTGAATTTCCTTCACTTCATTCAATACATCATTTGTCACAATCACGCCACCGTAAAGATTCTGATACATTTCTGCCATTGATTGAATGTAGAATTGCATTATCTTTCCGTTTCGCATTATCAGAGTATATTGCATCAAGCCGCCATCAACATAACAGTAGGATATTTCACAAAACCAGTGGTGTCTTTTTTTGCTTTGCCTTTTGCATACAAACCAACCACAACACCTTTGGGGTCAAGGAAACGCAAATCGGATTCGTCACCATTGAAAACTGGCATACCCATATAAGTCTCAGGCATTGGCAAAGTTTTCTTAATACCGAACACGGTAGCAACATTGTAACCTTGTTGAATTGCTTTAGCAACATCGGCATCATTGCCGTCAGCGGCAGAGAATGTCAAATGGTAGTTAGCGATATCAACAATTTTACGACCAAGAATCTTGGTGTAGTCATAGAATTGGACTTCAGGGAATGCGGCAAACATGTTACGGAACAATTGTCCGTTACGAACAACCTCATACTTTTCGAATGCAAGGTCGGAAGTGCCGTTCAAACGGAACACAGGAATCAGGTTCATCCGTTTGCTTTGCTTGATAGCCAATTCGATATCGGCAACCAGCAGGTTCATAAATTGAATACGGTCTTCGAAAAACAGTTTAGTCTTACGAATGCGGGCTTGTTGAATAACGTTAGTGGTTTCGCCACGCTTAAACATACCACCGCGACCAGCGAGGTTCAAACAAGCGGCGGTACAGCCTGCGGTACGCTTGGCGCAAGTTTCATAACCACTCAAATTTGCAGGCGCAAGGTGCAGAATGTAGGTATTATAACCTTGTGACATTCCTTTAAGAATCTTGGGATTACCTGTAGAAAGCAGTTTCATATTTCAGTCCTTTTCTCAATCAACAGTACCTATTATACACGATTCCTACCACCTGTCAACAACTATTTTAAATGTTGTTTTTATGCAACACTTAGTAAGTAAGCACTAACTTACGAAAACATACGGCGACCATCAATCATGAACCGTTCAAAGGCTTCCATGACCCTTTCAGAGTAAATCATCTTACCATGCTTTTGGATATCTTGCAACAATTCCAAGAAACCCATGCCCAAAAATTGACGTTCTTTTTCTAAGACACCAATTGCAGTTTCGATTTTCATTTTGTTTTCCTTAATCAAAAAAGTTGCCAGACTGATATGAAAACGCATTCTGGCCAGCATCAGCCCAAGCCATAGGATGCAAATCCAACTTATCAATCACTTGACGATTGCACATTTCCATCGCATTAAGTTTAGACTCTGCGACAAATTCATAAACATCTTTACCGACATAAAATTTGTATGTAATCATATTAAGCACCATAAAAGTCAGAAGTAAAACCACAAGCATTGTAGACACATTCCCGAACCGCGGTGTCCATTGCTTCGCCAAACATATCTGGATTTGAATTAGCCAACACTCGCAAACACTTGTAAGTTTGTGGCCATGTCAGGTTCATTGTAATAGCAGTAACAACAACACCGTGAACGGCTAAGTTGCCAACTTCGCTAAACATTGAGTAAGAGATATCATTTGCCAATGTAGTCATTTTATTTCCTTAAATCAAATCAATCTGAACTTGCATACCGCGGGTTGTATAACCCAAACCAACTGGAATCAAATCGCCAGTCTTTTCAGCGGTGCGGCGCATATACGCCAACTTCAACAATGCATCACAAGCGGCGGCACTATGGCTAGCGGTTGCAAAGGTTTCACAAACACCACCTACTGTAGTGTAGACACCGAATCCTTCAAACATCACACGAATCTTTTGTGAATTTTTGAAGCCGTCAATAAAAGTCTTGGTACGCATTAGAATTTCCTCTTAATCTCAATCAACAAAGTCTATTCTACACGTTCCTAGGTAATTGTCAAGGGTTTTCCACAAAAAAATGGGGATGTTGCACAAAAACAACACCCCCAACCCTTAATTTTACTACTTTTATGTTAGTTAGCCCTCACTAACACTCATTTTCCTTAAATCATCAACAATTCGACCCCATCGCTCATCAGAATTTTTATCACTTTCGTTTTCATCAGATTCCCACGAATCAGTCCTGACTTCATCCCACAATGATTGAAAATTGTCATACATCTTAGAATCGATATCTTCAATCATTCCGAGCAAGGTGTAGAGAACCGTTGAAGTTTCTTCTGGTGTTGATCCAGTTTCTGTCAGTCCTCTTGTCGTAACATCAAGCAATGTTTTGAATTCGCGAACACGGAGAATTTCATTCTCAAGATTGGTCATAGTATTCCAATATTTCATTTTGATTTTTCCTTAATTACCGTTTTAAAGTTTTCAACTTGTTCATCAACAGACTTTGTGAGTCCAGAGACACCAACAGTAGAAATTATAATTCCTACTACAATACCAGCAAGAAATTGTATCATGCTATCTCCCAACGAACTTCATCACGAATTTCAACGGACTCTGATCCGTCATACTCATGGATTCGAAACGCAGTTCCTTCAGGCAACCACGCAACATACAATCCATCAAGTCCTCCTAAGTATGCATTAGGGTATTGTTCTCCGCAATACTTTTCAATTTCACTTTCGCCTTTTGATTGTTCAAGCATTTCTGCAATCACTGGATCATAAAGCATTTGTGGTTCATCATAGTTCCAAGTAGACCAGCCTGCGCCAAATCCACCTGAAACTAGAACCGCAACTTTTCCATCACGAATTAGTTTTTTCATTTTAAATATCTACAAATTTCAGTTCAAAACGATCTGCCCTTGATTCATATCCATCATAACCGCGAGGGTTACAAAAGATTCTTGTGCTACCAATCATGTAGTCAAAATCTTCATGTGTGTGTCCATGAGTCCACAACTTGATTTGAGGATTGTTCAGAATGAATTCATCTTGATTCGAACTATAACCCCAATTCATTTCCACCTCATGCGCGTAGCGAGGATGCGTAGATGCCTTACTAGGTGCATGGTGTGTGCATACAACATACTTCTTTGTGTGATCTGCTACTGAAGTTTTGATAACCTCAAGCATTTGCTTATAGTCTTCATATGCATCGGCAGGACAGAAACGTGCATCACGCTCTCTGAATGTGGTACGAACAACTGTATTATAGTCTTTCGTTCCATCTTCTTTGATTGCGTAATCAAACTCTTTGTATGATACTTTGCGACCACTATGCTTCACAATCTGAAAGTCATTCATTCTGCGTTCAATGTAGCGCATTGTCATTTCATCGCCACCATTAAAGTCAGTCCAAAGAGTGCCACCAACAAAAGTCACACCATCAATCTCAACTGATTCTTTGTCGAGAAAATGAATGTTGCTGTAGTCATCATCATTCATCAGAAAACTACGTAGCATATGTGTGCTAGTATTGAAGTCTCCGTGATAGTGTTCATGGTTACCCATGATGTAAATCACATTCTTGAAATTGTCAGAACAAGAACGGAAGAATTCACGCATTCTTTCATACTTACCATTACTCACAATACCAAGATTATCGGACTTATAATTCAAGTCGCTTGCAACACAAATATCACCAGACAACACCAGAACATCAATGTTGTGTTCGTTTTTCAGAATGAGTGGTCCGAATTCTAGATGAACATCGGATGTAACAGCAATTCTCATTTTATTCTCCACCAAAATCTTTTATGATTAGATTCAACGCTTCAACACGCCGAATATTTCCAGCAACGTCTTCCGAGTGAAGCCATTTGCCTTTTTTGTATTCTCTCAATTCTTTTTTGAGATAATTTCTATAGTCTTTAAGATTACAGACTGTAATGCGATCCGCGGCATCGCCATCCAAAACAATTTGTTTTGTCATCTTACTATTCTTCGTCTTCTTCGTCTTCTTCGGAAAATTGATCGTGCAAATTCCAATGGTCAACAAGTTCTTCAGGAATCAAATCCAAATCATCTTTGTCTTGATATTCATAACACTCATCAATACCATCGATGTATTGACCCACGAAACACATACCCTCTTCAAGATACTTCGCCTCAATTACAACGTCTTCAAATTCATTTGACATGAAATCATACAATGCAATTGGAGGACCCCAAGGAGAATCAAAAGAGAATGAGATTCGATTATTATGTTCAGATACTTCCCAATCTCGCGCACTACAGTTCCACTTACATCCCCAATTGTTTACTGCCCATGCATACCAATCTTGGTCTGTCTCTTTAATTTCCTTAGGCATAGGCAAGAAGAAATCGAACCAATCTTCGCCTTTTTTGTCCTCAAGAAACTTCTCAAACTTTTGAATAGTCTCTGGTTCAGCAATAATATCGATTGTATTGTAACACCAATTAGGCATGATTAGTTTCCTTGCATTGCACGAATTTCTTCGATCTTTTGATTTTCAATCTTGTCTGTCTGTGCATCAAGTTCACGGAAAGATTTTGATGCGCGGAATTTAGCATAGAGTGCTTGATTACGTTGAACCTCAGCAAGCATAATCTTGTTTGCTTCATCAGTAGAATATTTCAACTGCACAAAGGTGCGATATCCATCACGTTCACGCACAACCTTGAAGTTAGTTCGTTGAACGCCAATCATGTTAACCTTCGCAACAATCAAACGTGTGGTACGTTCGATATCAGCGCCAGCGACACCAACACCGAGTGTTCCAGATTCAACTGCAAAGTCTTTCATCATGGAACTAGTGTGTGAAGAAAACTGTGATGCAAGTTCACGCTTTGCAGAAAGCATTGCCTTGTCAACTGAAAACTGAAAGTCTTTTGAGAATTCAGAACCAACCGAAAAGAGTGAATTCTTTTCGCTAGGCTTGTCAGTATACCAACTAGGGTAGTCTACTTCATTACTAAACACTTTTGTTTCCGACACACTTGATCCACGAAAATTTGTAGAGCCACATGCAGTCAACGCAAGCACCAAAGGAACAACCATCCAAGTTTTATTCATAATTTATTTTCCCACGTTTTTAACATAGTTACCAGCGCGACCAAGGTCTTCTCCCGCACCTTGCATTGCACCACCCACAGTACCACAACCTAACAAACCCATAATACAAATCATAACAAAAAGATACTTCATATTCACCTCAAAATTTGAATTTGATGACTTACCACTTTACGTCCCAGAAAAGGCAAATCTTTTACCATCTGATTAAACTCTATTCTACTATAAAATGGTCGGAATGTCAAGTTCTCTTCGGTGAAGACATATACCAACAATTCCTTCGACTGAGATTTGCCACTTGGCAATCTTGCTTCAATCTTTTGATCCTTTGTCGGCAAACTAAATTCTTTGTTAGGAGCAAACACTTTGCCTTGCCAAACTAGCGTATGCTTATCGTCAACAACATTGAAGATACCGAGACTACCAACTCGGTTTGTTGCACCAGATATTTTAAATCTATCGCCGTGCTTAAATTCTTTTTGTGATTGGATTGTTAGTTGAATCGAATTCGTAATCTTCTCTACGTCCGCTAAAATGTGTACCACACATACGGAATGCTTTTGTTCAGGATGAACTAGAGTTTCGAGTTTATGAATTTTTTTGATTTCACCGCTTGTTTCGGAATGAAACGATCTGAGTGTAGAACACTTTTCATCTTTGCAGATTTCATTTGTGCTATGTTCAATCAATTCACCAACAAAGTTTTCGATTGCATCTTGCTTTGCGCGGTCTTCTGCAATCTTACATGCTACATTCTCGGCAGTCTCAGGACCGAATCGGTATTCACCTTCACCGATTGTTTTCGAATGTGCAAAATTTGCACTTACTGCGAGTGTAATTGCGAACGTAGTTTTTGCAATTGTTCTTGTAACCATAATTTAGCATCATCCTCATTATCAAAGTAAGGGCTGAGTATCACACCTTTTTCTGAATGAATATAGAAATAGGTGTAGGTACTCATTCCCGCATCACGGTACTGAATTAACTCAAGCAACTTTCAGCCCCAAATTTAATCCCTTGAGTCTGTCTGCGGCATATGATGCGGCAAACGCTCTAGGTTTAACCATAGGAATTACATTGCAAGTACCACGAATGTATCCAATTGCTTCTTGCACCACACAAGATGAACCGTAGTTTTCGTTAGGGTTGATATCCAAATGAACTTCAACCAAACGATCTTCTAGCACATCGGCAAGTTTTAAATACAATTCAGACAATTTGTATGCTTCATTCATCAAACGAAAACGTGGACGATTGACCTTTTGATCATAGTCTCGTTCGCGTTGAACTTCACCAAACAATTTGCATCCGTTGTTTCCATTGATGTGGACAACAATTGCTAGAATGTAATCTGCATACCAATCAGTACCAATACGAAATCTTTCGGAATCGCATCCGATATAGATTTTCGTTTCTGGTGATTGATTTGCGATAAATTCTTTCACTTCATCAAGATTGAACTTCATAGGTATCTTTCAGGGTTAGTATGACTATTATCTCACGTAAAAACTTGCCTGTCAAGTTACCTTTATATATGGTGCCGCCACCCGGACTCGAACCGGGACGCACAAGGCGGGAGATTTTAAGTCTCCTGTGTCTACCTATTCCACCATGGCGGCTTGGTGCCTCGGAAGAGAATCGAACTCTTATCAGCCGCTTATCTGGCGCTACGGGGTATAAATCCGCTGTTTTACCATTAAACTACCGAGGCGTTTTATTACTTTGTTTTTTCTGCTAGTTCTTTGTAGCCAGCCCAACTTGGATGAATACCATCTTTTTGTAATCGTGTAATTGGTAACACAACATCGCCATACTTATTAGCAATTTCTTTTACAGTCAACTGAAGATAGTTTATATTAACTTCACTGGCTTTGAGATTGCCTGCTGGTAAAATCCAAAACACGCGGTTTCCTTTTACTTTTTCGCGCATCTTCACTAGTTCGGCTTCTGTGTGAATATACTTGTGATCATTGCTACCTAAACTGATTATAACTGTGTTAGCAGTTAAATTATTTTTTAAGTAATCCCGATTCCATTGCCAACTGTTGATTCCACCCTTTGCATAGGCAACACATTCTTGTTTTTGTTGATGAACTCCAACAGCGATACTATCACCCAAGATCAGACAGTCTATCATATTATTCTAATGTTTCGTATTCGTCTTTACCTACACCACACTCTGGACAGAGAAAGTCTTCAGGCAAATCTTCCCACTTACCTTCTGTTTCTTCATCGTGAATATGTCCACAAACAATGCAAATGTGATCCATTATTGAACCTCCTGTAACATTTTCTGATATGCAGTAGCATGACGTTCTTCAACTTTCTTCAGAGCCGCAAATCGCTTCTCTGCAAGTGCCAGAACATTTCTAAATTGCTGTGCATGTTCGTTTGATTCGCGCCCTTGTTCATTGAATTCTTTGACTGCTTCAATGTTGTCTTCTGCTTTTGCTTGATGTTCAAACTTAGGATACATTTCTGTGAATTCGTAAGTCTCACCTTCAATTGCCATTTCAAGACATTTGCGTGTGTCAGGCTTACCAATCAGCAATTCAAGGTGTCCCCATGCATGTTTGATTTCTTGATCTGCGGTGTGTTCAAAATGCTTTGCAACTTCTTCAAAGCCCTCTGCTCTTGCTAGTTTAGCAAAGTATCGATACTTAATATGTGCCATAGACTCTCCTGCTAAGGCACTCTCTAAATTTTTTAGTGTAATTGACATTATAGCCTCCATGTATTAATATGTCATGTTAATATGTATTCTTTATTGTAGAGAAAATTTCATTGTTTTTTCTCATGAAGCCTATAGATAAAAACTTTGTAGGCTACGCTTACCAAGTCGCCCCTACTTGAGTTGTCATCCCTGTCATTGCGTTTATAGTAACCTTAGCCATTGCAATTCGGCTCAGCGGTTCGGACTCCCTAAAAATGGGCACTCTTCTTAACGGTTAACCGCCCCCGATTCTATAACACCGAATAAGCGACACCGATCACGTTCGGTGCTGACGGGTCTGGCGGTGAAGGTGGGATTCGAACCCACGGACCCACTTTCGTGAATCGAAAGTTTAGCAAACTTCTCCCTTAGGCCTCTCGGGCACTTCACCAAAATTTGGAGCGGGCGAAGAGATTCGAACTCTCGACATTCACCTTGGCAAGGTGACACTCTATCAACTGAGTTACGCCCGCGGTTCTTTACAGAACTTTGTAACGGTCTTGCATGATTGTAGTCATCATGACCGATACTGGTGTGAAATTATCAATATCTCCTGAAAGGAGTGGCTTCACAATTGCTGGAGAGAATCCAGATACTAGCGCAGTACCAGACTTGTCGAACTTAACAGGCGCGTTTCCGTATGATGCATTCAGGTTCCAGAACACCACTTGTGGTACTTTATATCCTGCGGCTTCATACTTACGCGCAATCATTTCGATAGCAGAGTTATCGTGCTTTACGCATTGATCAAACTGCATGTCAGATAGAATCAATACCATTTCTGGCATTTCTTCTTGTGGCACGTTGCCTTTCACCGCAACATCAAGAATCTTGTTGAATGCGGCGTGAAGGTTAGTGTTCATCTCCCATTTAGACTTAACCATTTGGTCAATCTTTTGGTTGATGTTACCCTTCAGGTGTAGCAACTCTGGCTTTGCAGAGAAAGTCAGGAACGTATCCTTGAACTTGCCTGTATTCTTGTCTGCAAGATACAGTCCCAGAGAGACTGCAACATCTAGGCAAGACAACTTTGTGTTCTTACCTGCTGAAGTAGACATAGAGCCAGACACATCTACCAGAGGTAGAATGTTTGCATCACCAACATAGTTAGGCAATGCTTCCCATTGCTTTTGAATCAAGTCCATTTCTGTCTTGTCAAAAGTCATTCCATAGTGACCGATGCGTCCTTTCAGAACATCGTATGGATATGCAACGGATGCATTTACCTTTACTGATTTGTCTTCACCCTTTACAAGAGATTGAACATATTCGGAATACTTTGTAGTATTGCGATTGAATGCTTTCTTGTAACGTGCTGACGCAACAGAAGGCACATGGCTAAAGTTAATAGCATCCCATTCTTTAGCACACATGTTTTGTTCCACGACCTTAGTCATTTCGACTAGAGACTTACGATAGAACTTAGGTGACATTCCGAAGAACTCACGAATCTCTACTGCAAGTTTACCTTGGCGTGGAGTCCACTTTGCGGCAAGACCATTGCGCTGGCGCAGGGCGTCACCAAGCATAGTGAATGCTTCAGCCTTCATTTCTTTGCCTGTGAAGACAAACAGGTCATCCCAACGTCCCAATTCAGGAACTTTGCGAAGAAGAGCCTTTGCGGCTTGTGTATCGTTCTTTTCTAGATACACTAGAATGTCACGAAACAACTGACGTTCACCAGCACCACCGCGGGCATCACGAAGCCATGCGGCAATTCGAAGAGCCAACTCGCGGTTCTCAGCCATTGCGGCAGAGAATGCTGATGTAATGTTCTTACCGCGGGATGCACCCGCATTGTAGAACAAATCAACAACTGCACTAGATGTTGATTTACGTGCCTTCATACCATTCTCGGTACGGGCTTCTTGATTTACTACTGCGTCTACAAATGTTGTCATAGTATAACTCCTTTAATACAACAGGTTAATTTTTGCGTTTTCAATTACAAGTTGAATGCTTTTATGTTTGCTGAACTTAACCTAAAATCAACAGAATGCTTTTTACTCTGCACTACCATTGTGCTAATCACGCATGAAGCGTAATATTGGATTCGAACCAATAACAGGAGGCTTTCATTGCCTTTATGTTGCTGAATGCATTCTAAAATCTTTCATGTTAAAACAGAATAGTTTCTACTTTGAGATTAACCTGCCAAACTCGAAACGCAGGGCGTCCGGCGAACCAGACCATCTTGATACGGCAATGAAGCCGTGAACTTGTTGCTGAACCTATTCTAAAATAATATAACGGGATGAGCGAGTTAGTCGAGTAGTTTTACTTGTAAACATCGTGCTACCTTTCGGTTGTATGCTCCACGAAAAATCAAATGGGTTACCATTATCTTGCTGTCTTTCCAGAGTCATTATTTGATTCGGCTTCATTGCCTAGTCTACGAAAATACACCTTACGGTGGTCCCTCCATTGTAGACGGCTAGTAAGTTAAGTCGTTTTTAACTTGCTGTAATCATCCCTTTTTCATTCTCAATACTACGTATTATACACCAGAAACTCTGGTGTGTCAAGTGGTACTCTCTGCGGTACTTGAATCCACGGTAACCCTACTTCCTTGCAGGTCCTTGCTTTTGCCGACATTGGCAAGTTTTTCTGTTCTCAAGTGTAGTTACTCAGAGAGTGTAGTTGGCGGAAACGGTGAGATTCGAACTCACGGAGCCATCTCTGACTCGACAGTTTTCAAGACTGTTGCAATAAACCGGACTCTGCCACGTTTCCATATTGCGTTAAAAATTGATTGGCATCCCGCGAGAGACTCGAACTCCCACCAAGGGTTTTGGAGACCCGTATGCTGCCATTACACCAGCGAGATATTGTTGGCGCGCCCGGAGGGACTCGAACCCCCATAAGACACTTTAG